TGCCGCATCTTGGGGGCGGCCAATAGAAAACAAAGAGCCATATTTAATTAGCTCACTTGCCGACGAAGATAATGCGGAGCTTTTTGTTTTTGATATTTTAGGTTGGCCGTTCAACGACATTAACGCGATGATCCGCGAAGTGTCTGCGGTGAAGGCAAAGAGTCTACTTGTGCGCTTAAATAGTCCTGGTGGGGATATTATAGATACATTCGCTTTGTATCAATCATTAAAAAATCACCGTTCAAAAGTTACCGTACGCATTGAATCGTTAGCTGCAAGCGCGGCAAGTGTCCTCGCTATGGCCGGAGATAAAATAGAAGCATATCCATCAAGCCTGATGATGATCCATAACGCATGGTGTGTAGTGGCCGGGAATCGTTTTGACCTCCAAGACACGGCAGATATTTTAGAAAAAATCGACACGAATATGCAGGACATTTATACAGCGAGAACGAAGATAGGAAAGCGCGAGATGGCCGATATGCTTAAAAGCGAAACATGGATGAATGCCAAAGAAATGAAAGAAAAAGGTTTTGTGGACACCATCATCGACGGCAAGGCGGCAAAGGCGCAGTTTGATTTGAGTATGTTCGCCAACGTGCCTGATGGATTTACAGCAGAAGACCACGACGAACCAATAGCACGAAAATATGAGAAGGCCCTGCGCGATGTAGGGGCTTCCAAGAGTGAGGCGCGGACTATTCTGGCGCGAGGCTTGAAGTCTGTCACCTGTGAAGAAGAAGTTTTGGCAGCACAAAATTTACTAAACATTATCGGAGGAAAATAAACATGGAACTCAAAGAAACCATTGAGAGCATCGGCAGGGCGTTTGAGCAGTTCAAGGCTGAAAACGATGCACGGCTGAAAGAAATTGAGAAGAAGGGCCACGTTGATCCGCTGCTTGCGGAGAAAGTTGAAAAGATCAACGCTGATATTTCCGCACTTGGCGAAATGAAGAAACAGTTGGAAGCCATTGAAACCGCAGTAGCTCGCGGCCAGTTCGCAGGTGGTGGAAGTGCAAAAGACCAGGAAGTCATCTCGCGGGTGAAGGCATTTACTCACTTGATGCGCGGTAACATCGACTCCGTGAAGGACATTAACATTCAGGCTTCCGCGTCAACCCTGTCTGATCCCGACGGCGGCTTTACGGTCCCCGAAGAAGTGGATACGGCCATTGACCGCGTTCAGGGTACGCTTTCATCCATGCGTCGGCTGGCAACTGTCCGTGGTATTTCCACTGACACCTATAAGAAGCTGGTTAATCAGGGCGGGGCCACTTCCGGATGGGTTGCTGAAAAAGGTTCTCGCGCAGAGACAAGCACCCCGACGCTGGCGGAAATCGCAATCAACACCAAAGAGCTTTATGCGATGCCTTATGCCACACAGACCCTTCTGGATGACAGCCGAATTGATATTGGCGCATGGCTGGCTGAGGAAGTCGGTGTCGAGTTTAACGACGAAGAAGGCGACGCTTTCATCAGAGGCAACGGTGTTGAGAAACCGAAGGGCATTGCTGCTTATTCGATGATTCCCAATGCGTCTTACGCTTGGGGAAAGGTCGGTTATATCGCGAGTGGTCACGCTTCTTTGTTAAATAACTGCGACAAGTTGATTGACCTTCAGCATGCACTGAAAACCTCGTATCGCAACGGGGCCGCGTTCCTGATGAATGATTCCACTTGTCAGGTTATCCGCAAACTGAAAGACGGTGACGGCAATTATATCTGGCGTCCGGGCCTTATCGAAGGTGCGCCTGATGTTCTTTTGGGAAAACCGGTTGAGTACGATGACAATGTTGATGACATCGGCGCAAATAAATATCCCATCTTTTACGCCAACTTCAAGAGAGCATATCTGATTATTGACCGTTTTGGAACCCGCGTCCTGCGCGATCCCTATACCGCAAAGCCTTATGTGGCGTTTTATACCACCAAAAGAGTGGGCGGCGGAATCGTGATGTACGAAGCAATCAAGGCGTTCAGGATTGCGGCCAGCTAACATTAACAGGGGCTTGAAACACAGCCCCATTTAAAAAATGCCATAAGGAGGCAATGATATGAAAGACCTTTACAATAACATCGAAGCGGTTTCGGTGCTCCATCCGATAGCGATTTCCGAGACGGCCGTTCATACCAACATCGACCTTGCAGGGTTTAATTCCTGCGTAATCCTGATTGATACAGGGGCCGATGCAGGAACCGGCCTTAGTGCGTCCCACAAACTCGTTTTCACGATGGACCACTCCGATGATGGAACGACCTACACGGCAGTCACCACGGCTGACATGCTGGATCTGACCGTTTCCAGCGGCGTCGTCCTCACCATCGACAGTACCGACGAAGACAACACGCTTTACAAGCTCGGCTATATCGGCGGCAAGCGGTATCTGCAGCTTACCTACACGGAAACGGGGGTCGTCTCCATGCCGATGTCGATCATCGTCGTCAAGGGCCATCCCCTGGATGCTCCCGTAGCTTAACACCTGGCTTTTAATAGCTACTCGGTAGGGGTCGCTCCGGCCCCTACCGGGGAAACCACAGGAGAATGGAGGCTTTAAAATGGCAGATGCAACATATCAAAGTAAAGTATATCGGAAACGTGGCGGCGAAAGTTTTGTCGTCGCTGATGGTGGTGATATTGACATTGAAGCGGGTGGTTCTCTGAAATTTGCGGGTGTTGCAATATCCCCTGCAATCGAAATCGTGGAAGCAACGAATGTTATTACTGCGGACGAAAACGGAAAGACTTTTTTCCTTAAAGCGGCTGCTGGTTTTCAGTCAACACTTCCCGCTCCGGCTGCTGGATTGAGGTTCACCTTTATTGTCCACACGGCTCCTACTTCAAACGGTTATACTATCGTCACTAATGGGACCACACAGAAAGTTTTAAAAGGTTTGGTTGTCGTCGCGGGCGATGGATCGGGAGCAGATGTTTCTGCTGGTGGAACAACGGCGACATTCGTTCACAATAAGGCACTTCCGGGGGATCGTATCGACATGATTTGTGACGGTACTATTTGGTACATGATCGGTTATGCACAAGTGACAGATGCCTTGACGATTACCGGCGAATAAGGATGGTGAAGCCATGACAGTATGTGCAGTCGGTTCAACTAATACTAAATTTAACGGGCAAGACGGCGATCAGATGACGATTACTGACGTTGCCGAAGGCTCGACCTTTCACGCCGTTGATACAGGGAAGAAATACATTTACCACGATGGTGGATGGGTTGAGGATTTAAGAGATATTTACGTAGCTGAACACATTTAACGGAGGATTTTAAAATGTACGGAAAAACAAGAAATGGAATCGGACGTCCCTCGCTTTGCGATGCTGACGGAATCCTGCTTGTTCGCTCTGGCCTTGAGGATGCGGCCCTTGAAGGTCGTTTATTTGGGGTAGCGAATCAGGCGGCAGTGGCAACCACGGCGGCACTGGCAACGACCTGGACCGGGCTTTGTGTTTCGAATCCGGCGACTTCGGGCAAAAACATGATTCTGCATGAGTTTGGATTTAGCCAGACCGTTGCGGCGTCTGCTGACGGTGCAGTCGGCCTTTTGACATGCACAATCGCTGCGCCCGCATCCGCGGTCACTATCCAGAATCAGAAACTCGGCGGAGCGGCATCAAGCATGCTGGCCGACGACGGCGCGACCATCGCATCGCCTATTTTGCAGAGAGTGTTCGGCGCCATTGGCACGCTGGCCGTTACCGGGTACGGCACGGGACCGCTTTTCACCTACAAGGCAAACGGCTCTATCGTGGTTCCTCCGGGCTTCACGATTGCGAGTTACACCACAAAAGCGACAACGGCTTCTCTGATATTCTATTTTGTTTGGGAAGAAATTGACGTTTAACTTAACCAAAGGGCGGGGTGAAAGCCCCGTCCTGAGAGGTCTAGATGCTGACGCTTGAGTCCAAGTTTTCGGAATACTTTGATTTGATTAAGGCCATTGCCTGTGAGGACGCTGTTGCGCCGCAGAGCGAACTATTGGCGAAGAATCCTGACCTGACTATCGGTGAAGTGTTCGCTGGGTACAGGGACGACCCCAATTTTGAGGAAGGTTGGGGAGTATGGGCTTTGGAAACTATGGGCAAGGAGTTCGGTTCTGATATTCGGTTGATGATAATCAACAAGATAAAGAAACCGGAAAACGCCCTGCATTTGGTTAGGGAGTGCGAGTTCTTGTCTGCCGAGGAAGTTACCTTGCTCAAGAAAAAGTTTGAGGGGAAGATGCCCACGGCGGAGAAAGAGATAAAAACAGGGGTAGTCACTTTGGCTTGCGATAGGGTGAAGAAGTAATGGCCGTTACCTCCTATAAATTCGCTGGCACAGCCGCAAACGTGGCTAATGGTGAGTATGCCGCATGGCAGGGTTACAACGACGCAAAAGCCGATGATACGGCTTATGCCTATTTAGCCCCATCGGAAAAATATGCCAGCGACTACCTGTCCCTGACGAATTTCGGGTTTACGTCAAGTGACATTCCTTCAGGGGCGACGATAGATGGAATTGAGTTTGTCGTAGCAAGGGCGCACAATGAAGCCAATAACGTATATGATTATGCGTTGTATCTGTTGAAATCTGGAACACAGCACGGTTCTAACATGGCTTCTGCTACCAAGTGGCCTACAGCTATTGCAGAGGCCACTTATGGAGGCTCAACCAATCTTTGCGGTGGCACATGGACGCAATCGGATATTGTCGGCACGAATTTCGGTGTTCAGCTGTCGATTAAAGCTACAACCAAGCCAAGTACCGGTAAGTATTCCTTAGTCGATTTTATCAAGGTCAGGGTTTACTACACGGCGGCTGGGCCAGTAATACCAGTATTTATGTACCACTACACGCACCATTAAGGAGAAACTATGAGTTTCGGCGGATACTTACAAGCAAATACAGCGGTTGACGTTCTGATCGGGCCTTTCATAGACGACACAGACGGCAAGACGGCAGAGACCGGACTTACTCTTTCGCAGGCAGATATTAAGCTGTCTAAAAATGGGCAGGCGTTGGCGCAAAAGAATGATGATACTGCCGCTGCTCATGATGCGAACGGATATTATAACTGTGAACTGGACGCAACGGACACGAATACCGAGGGCACCCTTACCTTGATTGTCCACGAATCCGGGGCCCTTCCCGTGCGAATGGATTTCATGGTTCTATCTCAAGCTGCTTATGCTTCACTGGTGACTGCAAAAGACACAGGTTACATGGATGTAAACGTAAAAGCCATCAGTGAGGACACCACCGCGGCGGATAACTGCGAAGCGGATTATGACGGAACAGGGTACGCGGGCGGCACGATTGTCAAGGGTGCCGATATTAAGAAGATAAATGGGACAGGAGTGACAGGTGACGGATCAGCGACACCGTGGGGGCCGGTATAAATGGGAGCTTTAGAATCTGGATCATGGGCAGTTGGGGCGTGGGCGTCAGGCGCATGGGCGGAGGGTTCTGTTTACAATAAAGCCTGTACCGTCGGCATGAGTTTGACTCCATCTGACAGTGAACTTGCCGACTTTGTGAAAGCCGCGAGTGCGGGATTGTCACTTGCCTCAAATCCGTCAGAAGTTGCCGATTTCCCGGCTTCCGCATCAGTTGGTTTATCTCTTGGGGTTACTCCGGCAGAGGTAGCGGATTTTATAGTGGCCGTGGCAGTAGCCTTGAACATGACAACGGCATCCAATGAAGTAGCGGACTTCCCGGTATCGGCTTCTGCTGGTTTAGGTCTGTCTGTTTCCAATTCCGAGCTGGCTGATTTTGTGCGGGCGGCCACAGTGGGGATTAATTTGGCGGCCAGCGATAGCGAAGTCGCGGCATTTGTCCGATCGGCTTTAATCAACATGAACCTGTCGGCCAGTGACATTGAGTCGGCAGATTTTGTCAAAGCAGCGACGGCGGCAATAGCAATCGCTCAGGTTTTGGGCGGAACCACCGCCAATATTTACAACGTGGCGGCAACGGTAGCCATGACGCTTGGCGTGTCCACTTCCGAGGTGGCAGACTTCATCGCCGTTGCTCAAATCGCTTTAGGACTTGGGATAAATGACGGTGAAACGGCAAGCATAAACAAGACAGCCTCTTTGGGCATGCTCCTTTCCGTCGGTAACTCCGAGGTTGCTGCGTTTAACATTGAAGCGGCAGCGGGAATCAGCTTAGAGGCATTGGCTTCTGAAATCGGCGCATACATTGAAACCCTGTCTGCTGAATTTACTCTCACTCAAGACGTACAGGCAACGATTGAAGCGGCAGAGGAATTTTTAAAAAGTCTTACGGCTGTTCTAAATATTTCCGTTTCTGCTTCTGCAAGCGTTCCGGTTGTGGGGGGTGTTTCCGTGTCGGCTGCAAGTGGTTTTACAATGGCTGTCTTAGCGGCGGCGTCGCTTCTTTACTCAGTCAGCGCGGTCACATACTCGGCGGGGGATTTAAAAGTTTCACTGGTATTCAATAATAACAGCATCAAATATGTACATTAAGGGGTGAATTATGGAATCGACTTTCAATTTAAAAGGTAAATTCAAGTTTGAGTGTTTCGACAAAGACGGGAACTTGAAATGGGAAAAAGAGGCTGATAACGCGGCGACGGACGAAGGGTTAAACAGTGTCCTTAACGTCTATTTTCACGCCGCCACGCAGATTTCAACCTGGTACATCGGCCTGATTACAGGAACGGGAACATTGGCAGCAGCAGACACCCTCGCCTCTCACGCCGGATGGACGGAAGGAACGGACTACACCTGAAACCGCCTTGAATGGACAGAAGGGGCATCGTCAAGCAAGAGCATTACCAACGCGGCCACGGTTGACTTCCCCATTACAGGCACGATGACCGTCAAAGGGGCCTTCCTTTCATCGGCAGCAACCGGGACTTCCGGGACGTTGTTCTGTACGGCGGCATTTACCGGCGGTGATCAGGCAGTTGGCAACGGTGACACCTTGAAAGTTACTTACACAGTCACGGCGGCAGCAGCATAAGGAATTTAAAATGGACAGATTCCGCACAAAGCAGACAGGTGAATCGTATTATATCGAGTTTGATTTCTCGACCATAGCCAGCACGTTGACTATTTCATCGGCTGTTGTATCAGCAAAGGTCGTGTCAACCGGCGTGGATGCCACGGCCACGATCACCACAGTTGCAAGCCAGTCAATCGTCGGTCAGTCTGTTTTCGTTTGGGTTAAGGCCGGAACGGACGGGACGGACTATTTAATCACCTGTAAGGCAACGGCCTCCGACGGTTCGATATACGAGCTTGAAGGCTTGATGCTGGTTCAAGATGTACCTTTGACCGCTGAAACGGCAACCACAGGCCCAGGGTGCGTTGTCAGGCCGATTCTTGAACCTGTATCACTGGCAGAGTTAAAACTTCACTTACGGATAGACCACAGCGACGAAGATGAGCTTTTAAATGCCGTTTTGTTAACCGCAAGGGAACGTGTCGAGGATTTCACGGCAAGGGCATTACTGACACAGACACATGATATTTGTCTCAACGATTGGCCTGACGGCGATTATATTGAACTGCCCTATGGGAACCTTCAATCCGTTACATCGGTCAAATATAAAGACTGTGACGGGACGGAAACCACGTTGACCGTAACAACTGATTACCTTGTTGAAACGAACAAAGAGAATCGCGGAAGAATCGTACTGCCTTACGGTGAATCATGGCCGTCAGATACGCTTTACCCGTCGAATCCTATCACGATTAGATTTGTTTGCGGCTGGACAAAGGCCGCTGACGTTCCCTATTCCATCAAGGCGGCAATTAAACTGCTGGCCGCTGACTATTACAACATGAGGGAGATTCACACAGACAGGCAGATATATGAGAATAAGGCCGTTTACAATTTACTGTATTCTTACAAGTTGTGGAGTTTTTAATGCTGAACGCCGGAAGCCTAAACAAGAGAATCGAGATTCAGAGCAAGACCTCTACTGCTGACGGTTTGGGCGGTTACTCCGACGTTTGGGCAACGACAAAGACTGTTTTCGCGGCTATATGGCCTTTAAGCGCGAGTGATGTCATCGAGGGCATGAAGACCAGCGCACAGGTCACGCACAGGGTCAGGATCAGGTATCAGTCAGGGATTACATCGGCAATGAGAATTAAGTTTGGGACTTTATACTTCTCTATTATCGCGCCGCCGATCAACCCGAATATGGCGAATGAGTATCTAGATATTTTGTGCAAGGAAACGGCATGAAGAACTTTTACACAGGTCTTATGACATACTTCAACGCGGCGCCGCACAATTCGTTCTATACGGACATCGGAGGGCGGCTGTATAACACCTATGCACCGGAAGGAACGACACTGCCTTATGCCGTGTTTCAGCATATATCTTCAAGACCGGATGATACCTTTACGGAAAAGCTGGATGACATTCTTCTTCAGTTCACCATCTTTTCCACAAGCGCATCATCGAGTGAAATTCACACGGCAATGGTGGATTTAAAAGCATTGTTCGATAAATGCACGTTTTCAGTAACGGGGGGAACCATCGTTGAGTTCAGAAGGGGTGGTGAAGGATTGACTTCAGAAGAGTTTGAAACAGTGGACGGGCTTCAAAGAGGATGGGCATATTACGTTGAATACAATGTGCTGGTGAGGAAGACATGATCTCTGTAATCATCCCTATTTATAACCAACACGAACTCACCAAAGAGTGCATTGAGGCCGTCAGGCTGAACACACAGGACTATGAGTTAATCCTTGTTGACAACGGTTCTATTCCGCCCATTGAAAAGCCTTATACTGGATTTGTGGATGTGAACTTGATCCGCAATGAACTCAACCTCGGCTTTCCGGCGGCAGTTAATCAGGGGATTCGTGAAGCGAAAGGGGATGTTATTTGCCTCTTGAATAATGACGTTATCGTGACACCGGGAGCAATAAACAAGTTAGCATCCCTGCTTGACGAATACGCTATTGTCGGCCCGACTACCGGATATTGTGCGGGAGCGCAGAAGGTACAGGCTCCGATTTATGAAAACATTAACGAACTGAATGAAGTGGCGAAACAGGCATCGGACACATTCGCCGGGATCATAGACGACGTTTCATTTGTCATCGGTTTCCTGATGGTGTTCAAGAAATCTCTTTTTGAAGAGATAGGCGAATTTGACGAATCAATGTGGCCCTGTTCGGGGGAAGAGATAGACTTCTGCTTCAAGGCAAAACAGGCGGGTCATAAGGTCGGCGTGGCAAGGGATGTTTACGTTCACCACGAAGGAAGCCAGACCTTTAGACAGATGCAAAACGATAAGCAACTTGATTACGGCAAAATACTGATCGACTGTGACAGACACCTTGCGGATAAATGGGGAAAGGACTTTTGGAATAAACAGACAAGTGCTTTTTACGTTGGGGATTCCACAAAGTTAAACCTCGGATGCGGTTATGCTCACAAGGAGGGTTATGTCAATATTGACATGAGGCCGGAAGTAAAGCCGGATTTAGTCGCTGACGTAAGACAGGGACTCCCTTTTGCGGATAGTTCAGTTGATGAAGTCAGGGCTTATGACTTCCTTGAGCATATCCCTTTAGGGGAAACCATCGGCGTTATTACAGAGATATGGAGAGTGTTAAAACCTGGGGGGGTGTTTGAATCGTCAACTCCTTCAACGGACGGAAGGGGCGCATTTCAAGACCCGACACATTTGAGTTTTTGGAATAGAAATTCATGGCTGTATTACTCAAATCAAAAGGTTCGGGATATGTACGGCATTGAAGCGAATTTCACTATTACCGAAATAGAGGACATTATCACAGACAAGAATTTAAACGTGATCCATACGCACGTTATAGGAAAGGCGGTCAAGTGAGAATAAGTAATTTAAAGCTAGGAATAGGGATTCCGAATAATTTTCCGATGGTTCCATCGGCGTTCTTTGATTCCTTCATCTGCATGGAGAAACCGGACTATGTATTTTTGAGAAGTTCATTCGGGCCGATTGAGGAAATGCGAAATAACATTGTCAGGGATGCCTTATTACAAGGATGCACCCATTTGATATTGATGGACACGGATCAGGTTTATCCTGTGGACACGATAACACGCTTACTATCTCATCGGTTGCCTGTGGTTGGATGCCTACTCTTTAGGCGTTATCCTCCCTTCGATCCACTAATGTTAAGGGGCGAGATAACCAAGTATTCGACGGTCACGGAATGGACAGAGGGCGAACTTGTGGAAGTTGACGCAACCGGAACGGGGTGTGTCCTGTATGACACGGAAGTTTTTACAAGGATTCCTGATCCGTGGTTTAGATTCAGAAAGACCGTGGAAGGTGGCGAGATAGGTGAAGACATTGGCTTCTGCCACGACATCAGAAAGGCCGGATTTAAAATATATGTAGATACCGGAATTAAAGTCGGGCATCTGACAAAGATGACCGTGGATCAGTCAACGTGGGAACTTTACAGACTAGGACAGGAATTTGCAAAGCGTCAAAAGGAGAAAAGTAACTTAATTTAAAATTTAGGGTTTTCCGGCGGACTGATCATCCAATGGGAACGCAAGAACAAGAAATGGCTATTGGGAGCCCAATCTCTCGGTAGCCATTTTTTGTTGCCCTAAACACAAGGAGG